TGTCCATTCTTCATAATCACCTGGGTCTGGTTCTAACTCACCCAACATTCTTTGCTGTAAGCACCAATGAACCTTTTCACCTCTTGGCTGCCATACATGCCTGTATCTCTCAATGTTTGCTAAGGCTTCAGGACTTTTTTGACTTGAAATAGCTGTTGTAGAAAAAGCAAGCCATTCTTTTGTAGGTTCCCAGCAATACTGATGCCTTTCCTCATCTCTATACATTGGCAAAGGAGTCAAGCAAAGGTGACTCCAGGGCGGGTTTCTATGAAGACTTGAATTGTTGGAAAGTTCTCTGTAATTCATAATTTTGGTGTCGCAGGTGTCGCAGGAAAAAACGGCAAACTTTTAAGGAAGATCTCTTGGATCAATAATTTCAACCTGTTCTTTTATTTCGTTTTCTCTTGCAAGATTTCGATGTCTTACGCCTGCATAACCCCTTGGGAAACTTTGCAAGCTTGAGTTTGCAATGTCCACGTTGTATTGAAAGCCAGGAGAAGGCTTATCAAGATCTTCTAGCGTCCACATCTTTCGATCAGGGTTAGAAGGGTTGGGGCTGCGTAAGCCTTTCTTTAAACGCCGTACAAGGGAGGCGTTGCTCATTAATGGTTCCATCTACCCAAACCCCTTTTCTGCGGTGTAGACACGCCCTGCAAGCCCCAGAGCAGGCGAATCTTTGTCTAATTGCTTTGGTCTACCAAAAGCCTCGTAATTTTTAAGTGAGACGCTTTTCCATTTATTTGCGATTGCATCACGCAATTGATCTTCCACTGCTGCTTTGCCGTATTTAGAAAAAATACCAGCTAAACCTTGTTGCCCAATTAAACGGTTAAAAGCTTCTTTTGTTTTTTGACCTTGCTTTACTTTCCAATAATCGTGAATCAGTTCTGTTTGGTTACTGAGATCAAATGGAATTAAGTCCTTTTTAAATAAAAATTTTTTTTCTTTATTTATACTATTAGGTACTCTTCTAGTATTAGAAGAAAATACCTCACTTGTTTGTTTTTTGTTTGTTTGTTCGTTCGGTATTTTCAGGGTATCACATGCGTCAAGCCCTAAAAAATACTTTTCTAGCGAATAGTTTACAAAAGCAGTCATTGACATATAGCTCGGCTTTTCAGCTAAACAATACTGCATCACTTTGGGTTTTATTCGTATAGCGTTTGTGGTCATTGTGTACTAGATCTGTGGTTGATTTGGGTGTAAAACGTACCAATTATGCTACATATGGTTTTAGTGTCAACTCTTAGGATTGAAATAAGTTTTATCTTTGTAAATTTGATTTACTACAATGTGTATAATTAACTTGACCCTGAAGCTCGGAGGTACTTATGCCATCGACCACTAGGATAAAAGAGATTCAAAAAAGTCTTAGGACTTGTTGCGTTGATCCTTTTGAAATTGCAGCAGAAGCAATCGAGCGAGGCGACCGTTTAGCTCTTGAGGTACAAAGATTAGAAAAGCTTTTATCTGATCAATCTTTATCTGCTAACGCTTGATCAATTAAGTTTCTAACGACTTCACTATTTGATATTCCTGCTGACATAGCCATTGAAGAAATTGTATTTTTTACTTCTGGTGTGACGCTAGTTTGCAGGATTTCGCTCCAAAGTTCTGAACCTCTTGCTTTGTTAGACATAATAAGTTCCTGTTAATCTTAATAATATAATAAAAAACCTGAAAAGCTATTGCCTCTCAGGTTTTGGTGTTTTGTTTAGTAGTTCAAGCCTACTGTGTGTTTAGTGCAGCTCCAAATAAGGTTTTCTTTTTTGGCTGTTTTGATGAGTTTCTTTTTCTCATCTTCTGAATAAGCGTATTCATCCCATTTGTTAGTTGTGATGAACCAGTAGTTACTTGGATTTTCTTCCGCATATTTTTCCTCTTTTGCTTGGATGTCAAGTTGTTCGAGGTGGCGGTTTAAATCTGATTCAACTGGGCAAGACATTGTGGTTGATGTGTAACTGATTTAATCTTAATAACATTAGTGCATAATGTCAATAAGAATAATTGATTATTACAAGGCAAAAAAAAGAGCCTTGCG